GATGCGGCGAGTTCTCGCTCAAGTTCTCTTGCATTTATAATTGGAACATAAACGCTCAGAATATCGTTTTCATCTATGCCAGTGATGGGGATACCAACTTGGCAATAATGGGCGATGGCATCCGTGCGTGGTGTGTCGGTTGTGGTCATTTTTCGGCTGGGTTGAGGGTTGCTTTGAGTTGGTCGAGTTCGTCGTCGTATTCGGTGTCTGCGTAGTCGTATGAAAGGTTCACCGCAATCTCAATAGCCCTGCGAAGGTTGGCCCGAAGCCTCTCTACCTCGGCCTCTGCTTTCTGGCGAGACTCACGTTCGCGGCAAAGGTGGCTGGGGTAATATCCATAAACGGTTCCACAACGATATTCTTGCCATGCAGGGTCGTCGTGGGGATGTGAAACTGGCTCATCCCCGCAATGGGGGCAGGCATCTGTGCGCGGTGTGTCGGTTTTCATTTTGTAAATAATGGGTTGTTTGGGTTCCTTTCTAGGCAAGCGGCTTGCCATTCCATGAGTCGCGTGAGGTCAGCGCAATTAGCGCGACACCTTGGACAGATAGGGTCTTTGAGCCTCTGCTCTGGTTTATTTGCTCTGCGTCCTTTCGCCCCGCAAGCAACGCAGGTGTATCTGCGTGAAGGAAGAGGTGTGTCGGTGGTGTTACTCACTTCGTTCGTGGTCATTTCAGTATGCCATTTCAATCTCATCGTCGTATTCAAACCCAATATGCGATCCATCTGGAAGCCTGTAGCCTACGGCGTAGAGAAATTCCTCAAAAGCCTCCACCATTTCGGAGAGCGTGGATGCTTCCCCAATCGTGACTTGCACGATTTTCCCGTTCTCCTTAATTGGAGTGATATTAAATGAATGATTGCTCATTTTCTGAATGTGATGCTGATTGTTAGTAAGAAAGCTGAAGCCCAGTAGAGTGAGTCCTGCCAACTCCTCGCTACTCCCCATCGTATTGCATTAGCGCAATAGATGAAGAGCAGGAGATAGTTAAGCAGTCTTGGATCGTTCCAAATCAAGATATGATTTTAGAAGGCTTCTTCGGCTCGTTGATCGTGTTGGCGAAAAACTCGTCGATGTCGCAGATCAGGCACTTTGCACCTTTCTCGTGCGTTTCTGCATCGTGACCACCCCCTGCGATGAGGATTTGCTTGATGCCGTCAAGGAATGCGTAGGCTTGGTAGCTCCCAGCGAGGAACTTGGCCCACCTAATCGCCTCTTCTGGGGAGCAGAGAGACGAGATGGAACAAATTTCCAGCCCATCGGCATCCACGATTCGGTCGGCATCGGCTTTAATTGGGAACTTAAACTCAATAGGGTTGTCGTTGATGATCATAATTAGATGGAGTATGAGGCGAAGCGTTTGCCCTGTTTGTTGGATTTGATGGTTGTCTTGATACGGCATCCCATTCTCTTAAGGTCTGCGATACGGGCCGCAAGCCTAAAGCAACCGAATAGGTTGAGGGCTTGGATTGCCGTGAGGCTCTTTCCAGAGATGAGGTGCTTGTGGATTCGGATTAACTGACTCTTTGTGTTTGTTTTGGTTTTCATTAGGGTTGTGTGTTGAAGTAGTGGTGAGTGGTAGGACGGGTTAGCTCTTCCATATGCATCCTCCATCGTTGATATTCTAAATCCATCGCCATCTTGCGCTGGATTTCTACTTGTTCCTGCATCTGGGCAAGCATGGCGGCTTGATATGAATTGCCCGTTGGGGGCAACGTGTAGGGCCATACAACCGCTTCTTGAGCGGATGCGCTGGCGATTAAGGCGACTGCGATTAGTTTCTTCATCGGTTGTAATGGTTGAGGATTGCTTTGATTTCTTCGTCGATCTTGATGGTTTTCCCCATGCTGTTGAGGTGCTGAATGATCTCTAGGGTGCGGAGCATCATGTCGAGTTCTGCCCTGAGTTCGCTAATCACTTCATCCCGTGGTGGGATCGTGGTGAGTGCTGGCCCAAAGTTAATCTTTCCTATTGTCATTTCCATGTTTCATTTTCTGTTCTGCGATTTCCTTGCGGGTTTCCACAAGACTGATCTTGTTTAACATCATCGTGCATTCTAAAGGGAAATCCCTGTAATACACGGCAATGGATTTTTCTGTCTTCTTCCGAACAAACTCGGCAACAAGGTAGGCTCCAAGCCCGTAGGACAAGAGCAATGCGCCGAGAGCGGATGCGGCAACGAGAATGATCATGCGAACATTTTGCTCATGGCCTCGTTCATTACTCGATCCTGCTCCTTGAAGATTTCGTCAAGGCGATTCAAATGTGCTGGCGGTCGGTTGTTGTCTGACACGGCCTTATCCAGAATCACAAGGTCATTGTAGATTTGACGGGCGCGAGGAACGCTGATCGTGATGGAGTCAAGACCATGATGCTCGGCGTGTTTGATTGCAACTTTGAATAGAGCATCGTAGCTGGAAACCCGCATGGATGCTTGCTGTAGGGATGTTTTCATTTTTGTTTTTGTTGATCGCTGGTTGTAGCGACAAAGGCATTCTTGCAGAATGATGATGAACGTCAATAAAAAAAGAGAGGGAGGATTTCTCCCCCCTCTCCTGCGCTGTTCGACAAAGGATGTTGCATGAACAATGTCACCCCGATTCGGAGATCTCCTCCGACTTCTATGGCGCAAATTTTAAAAATCAATATCCGAATCGTCGAAGCTATTCTGCTTCTGCTTCGGCGTAAAGCTCTTATTGTTATTGTAGTTGCCAGCCTTCTTCTCACGAGGAGGGCCAACCTTAATGGAAAGGAATGGGCTTCCCGTCTTGGATGTCTTCTCCCAAATGCTGATCTCAAACTCTTTTCCCTCTACGTTGAGAGGGCCAGAATACTTGGGGGCCTTGGGGTTTGGGTTGTTCCGCTCAAAGGCGGCTCCGCTGTTGGTGTTATCGTAGGTACTCATTGGTGTGTGTGTTTAATTTCCCGTTCCACGAATCGCAGATATTGCGGTTCAAACGAGAGCGGGAAAGATGTTCTACTACAATTCCGAGCTAATCGGATGTCAAGAAAATATCCAAGGTCATCTTGAGATGGCTTCTTGTCCTTCTCGTCGGCCTCTTGGTATCGGATGACGTAGAAAAGGTCGCAGTCATGCTGGATCGCATCTGACTCACGGGCTGTGCCGTTGCGGTTTAGCTGGCAAAGAGCAATGATCGTAATACCAAGCTCCTTGGCAACGAGCTTGAGACAACGGGATACTTCTGCCACCTGACGCTCACGGCTATCCTTGGCGTTTGTTGGCATGGCAAGCTGGATATAATCAAACACGATCATCTTTACATTGTGCGTGGCAACCATGCGCCTTGCCGCCGCCATGATTTGAAGCGGGTTGATGGACGATTCATCCCTGATCCAGATTGGTAGCTTGCCAACTTGATTCACGCCAAAGGCGATCTTGTTCATGTCATGTGGGGTAGGATTCTTGGTGAGCAAGCTGATGTCCATGCCCGTCACGCTGGATACCATGCGGTCAATTAACTCTCCCGCCCCCATTTCCAACGAGAAGATTCCTACTGGATTCCCTGCATCGGCTGTGCGCTGGGCTATATTGAGAGCAAGTGCCGTTTTTCCCCCCTTGGTCGGTGCGCCAAGGACGATCAACTGCCCCGGCCTCATGCCCCCCGTGTGTTCGTCGAGCTTTGGGAAGCCGTAGGTGAGACCCATCAACTTACCCTTGTTCTTAACCATCTCCTCATATTCGTTGATACGGCGCATAGCCGCCTCCCCGATTGATTCAATTCGAGTCCCTGACTCTGCTTCTGCCGCAATACTCACGAGAGCCTTTTGCACAGTCTCAGATAGCTCCCCATTCACTACTGGGTTACGGGCCGAATCAATGATCCTTTCCGCACCAGCGATAGCGAGACGTGCCGTGTAGTAATAACGAAGGGTGTTGAAGTATTCCTCATGGTTGTGACTCGTTGGAACGAATGAGTATATCAGGGCTACTTCTGATGGGCCACCGCATTCGTCCATGCTGTTATTCTTCTCTAGCCACTCAGAGATTGTTACAAGATCCACGCCAGAACCAGCCTTCCATAGCTCTAAAAGCCCCTTAAACAGAGTTTTATGAGCGGGATGATGGAAGAGGCCAGCCTTGAGGTGATCGGCGTGTATATCCAGAATAGAAGGATTCTGGAGGGCCGAGGATAGGAATGCCTTCTCTGCGTCTAAGGAATGAGGGGTCATTGCAAAGATTTGATTATGTCCCATATTACCCATCCAAGTAAAAACGCAATGATTGAATCTTTCACTTCTTCTTCCTCCCACGGGGCTTAGGTGCTGGCTTCGCATCCTTGATTGCCCAGTAAAGGTCAACTTGTTTCTGGAAGACAAACCACTCTTTTGAAAGGTCATCCTTCCAGACCACTTCAAAGTCTCCCTCCTCCTGCTTGCCGATACGAACGATGGCGTGGTCTTTGATCTCATGCTGGGGAGCTTTGACCATTACCCAATCTGGCTTGTTCATATTCCAGAGTTGTGCATACCCAGCGCATTGCCGCCAGTACGACTCGCTAATCTTCTTGGAGGTCTTGAAGTCCAGTAGAACAAAATCGCCATTCTTCCGTTCTGCGATCAGGTCAATGGTTCCCCCGTAGCGATATGGCTCGTTGACCAACTGGATCTCGGTAGCCACCTTCACTAGCTCCTGACTCTCCCACCACTCGACAAACTTATGGTAGCAGACCAACGCCTTGTCTCTCTCCTCTTGTGTGTAGTCGGATAGATCGGCAACGAATCCGTTAAGGAATGCTTCAATATAGAAGTGGGCGAGAGTGCCAATATCGCAAGCCTGTTTGCTCACATCGCGGTAGTTTTTCCCCTCCACCCCTAGTTTCCAAGCCCAGTGAATCAATGCGCCGGGGTCATCACCCAGCTTGCTCACGGTACTTCCTCCGGGGACTTGCGTTCCATCGGAAGTTGTATAGATTTGGTGTGGCTTTCCCCTTTCAAGTTTAACGGTTTCCATATTATTCGTGTTCTTGAACGTCCTCGTATTCAATGCCGCAACCACAGGAACATTCCTCTGGTTCGCAATATCCACCGTCCTCTGGTTCGCAATCTTCAGCGGCCTTCCATGTGATCGCTGGCTTGTATGGGAACACCTTGACTAGATGATCCTCCCCGCAATCGGGGCATTCGTAACCGACTTTGTATGGTTTCATTTTTTTGTGGGTTGTGCGGCTATTGCCGCTGATTCGACTCCACTTCTACCACGCTGAGAAGCATGGTCAAATCTTTTTTTGAGAAATCTTCAGTCCTCGTAATCGGAGTCAATCGTGTTCTGCGACACGAAAGAATCCCAGTCATCATCGGATTCGGCAAGATTCCCCACGCTGTTGCCAAGCCCCCAGTTCACCACCATCACCTCTACAAGCAGGGCCAGAGCATCTGCGCGGTCAGGAGAGTTTCCCTTCGTGCGCTTCTTCAAATCCTTCTTGGATTCCAAAAGCATCTTCTCATTCTTCAGCGAGTAGATACGGGCGCAAAGCTCGCGGCTCGTCTGGTCATCAAGCCCACGCATACGCCCCGCCATGATGATTGTGCGAATCTGCCCCCATAGTTGACTGACCCTGTTTGCATAGACTTGCTTTGCAGGACGATCATCTTCAATGCTTATAGGAGATTCTGTTGCGCCACCACCAAAGCTGACCCGTACAAACCCTGTCTTCCAGCGTTGCGAGATGATGTCGGCAATGCCAGCACCAGCACCAGTAGCATCAATGGAAAAGTCCTCTGGCTCAATATTCCTGCGGGTCAACTCTGCGATAGTCTGGTCTGCCACCTGATAGAAGAGCGGGTAGTTCTCATTCTCCTGCAACTGGAGTCGCACAATGTCTCCGCATTCAATGATCAGATCCCCGTCAATCGCTTTACCCACCTTGGCAAATCGCAAGATACAATCATCTCCGTCAGTTGTGAATGCAGGGTCAAGAGCGGCAATCATTTTGATTCCACCGCCAGCCCAAGTCACTCCCTCACGGGCCTTGCCTTCGTTGATCATGGCTTGGTCTAGGATCGTGTTCCTTGCCCCACTCTTGCTCCACATACCACGGCAATAGCTATTCCATTCCAGCGATCCTTCCCCAAAGTTCTTCTTGATCGTATCAATGTTCTCTTGTCCAAATAGGTAGGGATACAGCAAGCGACCAGCCTTCACATTCGGAGACTTCAGCCCATCAAACCTAACGCATACCCCTGTCTTGGTTTCCCAAAACTCATCATCGTCTTGGATAGATCCCCATCCCATCTTTGGTTCACAGAATAGCCCATGAGGATCAAACTGAGAGGATGCGTTGGCAATGGCAATGAAGCGATAGAAGTCCGTACCTACTGCAAGGTTGGCACGAGCCGAGAAGATAGCAGGGTTTGTCTGTGCCGCTTCGTCAGCAACGATGACTACACGAGGGATGTGAACGCCCTGCAATTTACCCACAGCTTGCTCAATAGCTCCACTATCCACGGCAAGAGCAATGATTGCCGACCTATCATCCCCCTTCTGGAACTGGATCTTGGTCTGTGAATCCACGATGTTCAGCCCGAATAGTGGGTGAACGGGTCTCACAAACTTCATCATCTCTGCCCAGATGCGCCCACGAAGGGAAGGAACTGTCGTGCTGGTCAACGCGATTCGCGTTCCCATAGGACAAGCTAGAAACTCAACCAAAGACAGCAGGGTGAAGGTGAAGGTCTTTCCTGCCGCCGCACATCCTGTAACCCCGATCTCGTCGTAGCTAGTCCAAGCCCACAGAGCTAGTTCATTCCAGTCGTTCCACCTAGTCATCACATCAGGCCAGAGCATACCAAGAACGTGCTTGATATGCTGACCCCGACTCAAACCAGAGAATCGGCTTGGGTCAGGGTCTTTGACCATTAGCAACTCAATTTCTAGTTGAGTCGCCTTCGGGAACTGAGATAGATCTAGGCCGTAGGTTTGAAGTTTCATTAGAAAGCCCCTCCCCCTGTCTCCCAATCATTGCTGTGTCGCATTCCCTCCATCGAGGGTGCTAAAATCCACAGTCTTAAATAAAGGGCCAGTAAGGAGGGGCAAATTACTTATCGGAAATACGAGCGGATCGAATCCACAGCACCACGGGGCTTGCCAGTAGTCTCGTTTGTGTCGCTAGTTCCACGAGCCACCTTGGGGGCAACTGATGTGTCCTGTGCTACACGAGCCTTGTATTTCGCTAGTTCAGCCTTGAGCTTTGCATTCTCAGCAACGGCATCCTTGGCAATCACCGCTAGGAACGGAGTCACCATCATGTCGTTCTCAGAGGCAGTCCCCATAAGGATAGCCTTTGCCGCCGAAACGCGATCATCCACAACCTTGTTATGATCATTATCATCTCCCTTGCGGAAGAAGTCAGACTTGTTTGCAAGGTGCTGATAGACGCGATCAAAGTTCTGATTGATCTTCTCGGTAGTCTGCTGGCGGCTACGCTCCTCTTCCTGTACGAGAGTTGAAGCAGTCTCACGATGATTGATCATCGCTTGTTCTAGGCTTCCACGCTTGGCATCAGCTTCATTGATGAGGGATAGGAACTGGGCAGATGCCGCACCTCCTCCAAAGTTCTCGTCTATAAACTCAATACGCTCCTTGCCCTTCAGCGACAAAACCTTCTCTGCAAGCTCTGGATCAGAAGCATAGTCGTTAGCCCATGCAGTAGCCTTCTCCACGGCCTCCTGATAGGGAGCTTGGAACTTATCGCGGAACTTGGGGCTACGCTCAAAGGCGGTGCGCTCAAGCTCTGCCTCAAGCTCATCAGCCCTCTTTTGGTACTCGGCCAGCTTCTCGTCGCGGGTGCGAATCTCAAGCTCGGCAGACTCAGCCTTCTTGCGAAGCTCGGCAAGGTTGTCCTCCTTGGACTTTTTGCCCTTGGGCTTCTCTTCAACTACTGGATCTTGAGAAAGATCAAGATCGGAGATGTCTAGGGTATCTGCCCTTGACTCTACTACAGGCTCGGAAGAAGGCTCTTCAATAGGGCCAGTATTCTTCTTCTCCTCAATCGTCTTGAGGAAGTCCTGCACAGATTTCTCTGGCACTACGTCAATTCCTACGGGAGCAGGAGCTACCTCCTTAGTTCCCACATCAGGAAGATCAGACAGAGCTTTGAAGTCCGTCTTGGGGAGGTTCGGTTTGTTCTTTAGCCTCTGCTCCAACTGGGAAAGATCACTTGGCCTCTCTGCGGGAGAGGAAGGGATCGGCTCGGCTGGTATGGTGGCGGCGGGTGTGGTTGGTGCTGGTGTGTCCATATGTTAAAATTATTCGGATTGTGCAGGGATGTTGATTGTATTTAGCTTCACTCCTGATCCATCCATTTCTGTTTCTCCTTCTTCATCGGAGTCTTTAATAAAAACAAAATATCCATTTTCACCTATTGGGTTAGATATTTCGCATTTAATAGCTACATAATAAACCTGTAAGTTTTGGTTAATTGCTTTTAAGCAATTATTGATTATATGAGTAGCATTTGCAATCGCAGGGTTTCCCCCATAGTCTTCTCCTTTAATAAAGTTTGACTTAAATGCTTGTCTTTTCATTGTTAAAATTCTCCAGAATAACTAGGTTCAATGCTGACTTGTTCCTCTGGAACTTCAGCTAGAATATAAAGGTCAGAAACAGCAGATGCCCTACCGCTATCGTATCCAAACAAAACGTGGGCATTGTTGGCTTGCTGGATAAGTCCAGCCCCATTGCCTAGCGTCTTTGCCATACTCAACCCGTCCACTACAGACAAGGCATGTTTCATCACAGGGTTATCTAGGAGCTTCTTTAGCTCAATAGCTAGATCAATATTGGATCTCCATTCAGTCAGGTTCATTAGTCTAGTAGGTCTGCTTGTTTAGGTAGCTTGTCTTCGGTAAAGATAATGCCATTCTCCTCGGCATTTGCAATCTCTTTTAGTGCGGCTGGAAGTGCATCAGTATTGACCTTAATATCAAATCCCTTCACGCCGTCTGCGTGATTTTGGCAGTTCTTGATTGCCTCCTCCATCGTATCGCCAATGCCAATGCAGTCTCCGATTTCGCACATCCTGACTCCTGTGGTGGGGATGATGTAGGTGGTATCTTCGATCTTGCAAGCATTACGCCATTTAATCCATCGTTCCATCTCTGGATCAACAGACACGGGACACCACTTCTCTTCAGCAGAAGAAGACTTGATGATTGCCAAGGCTCCGTACTTGGCCCTCCATACAGGATCTACCAAGATGCCATTAGCTCCTGCCTCCACGATCTCTCCAATATTATCAATCATCTCCCATAGCAGGGCAGACGGAGGAGCGGGGCAACGAGTGGTAAGGTCAATCAGATAAGGCGTTCCCTCATCGGTGACTCGGATCTCAGTAGAGAAGAACTGGCGGTAGTTAGCTTCCTCAAGAAATGGAACAAGCCTCTCATTGACAACCTTCACAGGCTTGGAAAGATCGTCATAATCCCTCACGCATCCCACATACCCGCAATCCTTCACCTCCACACCAGTCAAGCAAGTGGATGGGAACTTTCCATCAATGCAGTAGCCGTCATATCCAGCTTCCACAACGCTGTCAATCATATGCTCCACCACAAATGGAAACACATTACAGAGACCTCCTAGCGCATCCCAAAGCTCATTTACGCGAGGTTCCACCAATTCCCATGATGGGGAATGGAAGGTTTCAGCCACTCCTCGGAATGCGCTGATCTTGACGAACACATTCTCATTCTCCTCAAGATACTTGCGGAGTGCTGGCATGCCAGTAACCAGAGCAGTCTGTCCAACTGGAAGCCCAAGCTCCTGCATGGTTTCCTTGGCTCTCCATCTCTGCACCTCTAGCTTCTCGCCAAGGCCAGCCGCCCATACAGGAATCCCAAGCGAGCGAATGTGTTCCGCGAGATACATGAATCCCACATCAGGGATTACCACAAAGTCCACATCTAGGTTTTCCTCCCAGTTGTTGACACGCTCCACTCCCTTCAGTCCAGTACCTACAAACGCAGGGCCGGGGATCGGGAACGAACGATCAGCATACGGCGCAAAGTAACGCACCTCATGCTCTTCTGCTAGACGCTCTGCAAAAGCAGTAAAAAGCCCGTGATCAATTACCAAACACTTACTCATTTTTAGATACTTCATTTGAAGCGTTGATCGCCATCAATACAGATGCCGCAAAGTTCATAGCAGATGGAGAAAGAATCAATCTCTCAAGTTCCGTCATATTGCCTTTCTCTGATTCATACAGATCATTGTATTCTTCAATCTTGTTTAGCGATTCTTGAATACTCATGCTCCCATCTCCTGTGCTTGGATCTCACGAAGGTCGTGAATCAGGTTTTTCATTTGAAGAGTGCGGTCAGATTCCTTGCCGTGGAAGTTCCTGTTATACATGAAGTAGTGTTCATATACGAGCGCAATAATTTCCTCAAGCATTTCCTGCCTTCCGATCTTCTCTAGGTTGGGTGCGTTAAGTCGATCCATCATCTCATTCATATAGCGAGAGGCGAGGGAGTCCGTGTCTTCGTTAATCGCGCTGTAAATTACAGCGGTGAGGCTTGCGACGCGATTGCGTAGCTGTTCTATCGTGGCGCGGTCATTACTCGCGCTTTCGTTTTTCATTTTGTTTTTTGGGTTTGTTTATGGGGCGATGCTGGAATATTTGCTGGCAGTCTTCACCTTGTCAATCATTAATCTTTGGGCTGTTTTCCGATCCTGTAGCATCATCTGATGCTGGGCTTTGGCCTGTTTGATCTGAGAATCATTCTGGAACTTAGCCCTATCCAGCATGATCTTGTTCTGAGCCACCAACATCTGAGGATCTTGTTGACCCTGACTTTGTGCCTGTTGAGCTTGAGCCATTTCCCGCTCATTCATCTGCTCTGCCATCTTATTCAATTGATCAGCAATCTTCATCAACTCGCTGGTCTGCTCATTGAGATTATCAAACTGCTCCTTGCGAGTAGGATCTTCCTCCAGATACTTGAGGTGCGTGAGGATATGAGGAATGGCAGACTGCATGGTTTGCGCCGCCTGACGAGGATCTTGCTGTTGATTCTGCACTTGCTCAACGATACCACCGCAATACTGGAGATGCACAGTAAGATGAACGTAGTGGTTCTGATCTGGGTCGATAAGAACCTGACCACCGATAGCGAACGCATTGTTCTCCAGCGAGGCAATCGAAAGATCGCTTCCTTCTGGCTTGTCCTCTTCTGGAATACCGAACGTCTCAACTCCAGTCTGACCAGCGATAGCGGCAATGTTGGCATTGATAACACGCTTGCGGTTGGACTCTGGAAGCTGTGGGAGATACTGACCGATAAGCTCCATCGCTTGCATACGGGCGGCAGAGCTACCCTGACCAATGCTACGGGTTGCCTTTACCGAATCAATATCCAGCATGGCGGCGGCGGGCACTCCGCGATTAATGCAAGCCTCTTGGAAGGCAATAGACTCTGGGCCTCCATGATCTTCTACCAGAATGTTCGGATTGGATGCCCTACGATAAACCTCACGATAATGAACGTCTAGCGACTGAAGATAGATTTCAGCACGAGTATTGGTAAGGCGTGACTTTTCGCCAATCTCTGCCTCAACTTCCTTATTGCTCTTCTTGCGTCCACCAGAAACGGAAGGCATGAAGCTACCAATATCATCGCTCTCCTGCCCTTGGAACATCTGGGCAACTTGCATTGCTCCACCTAGCTTGGAGGTAGTGCCAACTTGCACGAAGCTCATGCCGGGAGGAAGGATGCGATAAGGCCCAATCTGAACCGTCTTCAACGACTCAGCATCCTTGGCAGACTGAGGCTGGATCATAATCGCACTATCCACAATCACGCCTTCAAGCAGGGCATTGTTAATGCGATCCATCGCTTGAGCATACTTGAACACCTTCTGTCCAAGCCCTCTCACTCCATGATAGAAACCATTACCAACTCCGTTTAGGAAGATGGTGAAGGCATTGTTAAAGCTCTTATAGCAGGACTCACGAGCGCAAAGGAAGTCCGTGGAGTTGAGACGATCAAAGACGTAGTGAGAGATGCGTCCATCGTATTCACGCACATACATATGCGCGACCTTGATTACCTTGCTCTTGGCATAAGAGTAGTAAAGAGCGTTGTTCTTAAACTCTTTCTGATACCACTCCCAAGGACGGCGTTGATCCTGCTCGTCAATCTTGGCTTGCATGATAGCCTCTTTGCACTCCTCAACATTCCATCCTCCACGGGCGGCGGCCTCCTCATTTTCAATGTATTGGTAAAGCTCTTCCGTATACATATCGTCCATCACATAACAGAACTCCCAGTTCTGCCAATCCACAGTAGCCCCCTTTGGAACGATCATCTGCCAAGGCTCAACAGCCTTTGCCCTAAAGTCCATTGAATCACCCCAGAACATACAAGCCTGTCCGTGGATGACCAACTGCTTGTGAGCCACCTGATGCTGTAAGATAAAGTTAGGATTTGTCTTATCTAAGAGCCGATGAAATTCTTCTGTGATGATGCGAGACCACTCCTCGCGCTTGCCCATGTCCTTGCCATACTTGGTCTTGACAGTTGCATAGCTTCCAACAGATGTGAGGATGTCGAAATAAGGAATAACTGCCGCCTCAACCTTGGCTTCTGCATGACCCCAGTTCACATTCATCCTATCCCCCTGACCCATCTCTTTAAGCTGGGTGTCATTAAAAGGGGCGTTGCCGTCAATCTGGCCTTGAATCTGAGACCTACGATAAGACGCAAGCTGATCGTCATCAATCAGGGTGTAAAGCATAGCCCTAGCAGAACCAGCATCTTGTACCCTAGTTTTGGGAACTTCGTTCTCGTCTAGGTCAAGGAGTCCGTATGGCTGATTGCTATTGGTCATAGATGAAGTTGGGAGGTTGCTTCTGAAATGGTATCTGCTTTAAGCCAGCACCAGTCTGGTCGCTTGTTAGTTGTCTCTTCTTTTTCGCCTTTTAGCAAGATATTTTTCTTGACATGAACGATTGCGTCATTACGGCAACCACATACACCGCAGTTCTGGAGGGCATAATCTAAATTAGTTTTACGGCTTCCCTTAACTTTACCAACCATATCTAATATCACCCTAGCCCCGCCGCATCCCATACAAAAGCTACTCTTTTGATTGTAGTAACATCTGGTGCAAATCTTGGCCCTTTCCTCTGCCTCGTTTTGATCTACAAAAGGATCTCCACCAGTAGCGGCTTCTGCGGCTAGGGAAGAAAGACTCTGGATTCCCTTGAGGATATTATCAAAGGAAAGTGGGGCAGAATTGCCATTATATTCCTTTCCATCAGAGTAATAGCACCATCCTTCGGGAAGTTGGCGGCACATTTGATCTACCACTAATCCCCTCCAGTTGTCAGGAAGTAAGATTGAATTGTCTTTGTAATGCTGTTCTACTTTGTCTAATAGTTGCTGTAGAACGTGCATATTCTCAATCTTCAACCCCGTCTCTGGGACTGTGAAGCGGTAGCCCCCCGGAGGGACTTGATCAATTCTGGATAAGCTTAGAAGATTCATTTCTTTTTCTTAAATATGGTGTCGTAGTTTTTCCTGTAGGAATCCCCCTTTACTGGGCGAGGAGCATCCCCTTTGCCAGCACTCATGTCAGGCGGCAGTTAAGCTCATCACGCAAGCGATTGATGGTTTCCTTTAGCTCTTGATACCCATTGTCGTTGGTGAGACAAGCATGGTATCCAGATTGGAAAGCCGCACTCATGTATTCCTTATGGCCTTCGGCTGTGCCATGATTCTTACTATAAGTGCGGATTCCAAAAGTGTCCCACCATTCTTCAAAGAAGTCTGCTGAATTAATCATATTCTTCTGGGGATTCGTCGTGCCAAGGGATTTCGTCATCTTCGTTATCGGGTAGGTTGTGGGGAAAAGAGATCATGTATGCGGCTAATAAGTTCTCCTGTTGCATCAACAGATTCTTCTGATAGATCAGGTAGTCGAGCATGGATTGCCTCATGCGCCAGCACAGACAAGAGACTGCGAGAACATCCACGATTGATGGTGATCCTTCGCTTTGTGTAGTCGCAGAGTCCGTCGTCCATTTTTCCGTTGGTGAATCCGGGGTGTCCATATCCTACCTCCCATTTTTCACCATTGATTTCAACTCGTCCAAGAGATTTGAATTTCATCGTGGTCTAAACATTTCGTTGATTATCCACAGGCAAACTATGGAGAATACAAAAACCTCTATGTAAATCATGGTTTCCTCTTGGTTACGATCATCCCCTTGCGCTCCACATAATAATCAGAACCGCTTTGGGTGACGCGATATTCAATGTTTCCTTGCTTCATGTCTGCAACTACCTTGTCCATCCAAGCAAGCTCTTGAGGAATGATTGAGTTGTAAGGGCCAGCAAGGGTTGAGAAGTCTGGTTCGATGGTGTATTCGTTAGATAGTTTCATTTGATTTTGTAGTGAGGAATTGGCGTGGAGGCTCGTCGTGCAGGAATATAGATATAAAAATCTTTTTTTTCAGCCTTTCCCATAAGAATTAATTTCTTTATGTAGTCTCGTGTGGTGCTTTTACTTTTTCCAATTTGCTTGGCAATTTGATCTCTTGTGTTCCATCCTTTAGGAACTTTTTCAATTTTTGACTTTGATGCCATGCATATTGCGGCAAGCCATTTATTCGCGCTCATATCGGCAACCTCCATTCTTGTTGGAACTCGCCTCTAGTAAGGAGCCATACGGCTGAATCCTTTGGCCCGATCTCTCCATAGACGATGCCTTGTCTCCATCCGAGTGTTGCTCTACGTGCCTTTGCATAGTCCATCTCACCTCTGCGAGTAAGCGTACCCACGCAATATCCTGTGCTTTCCTTGATTGTGCGGCCTTCTCCGATCTGCGCCCGATGTGTGTGTGCAAATATAACATTGCCTCCATACATTTCTGCCATGTCTCGCGCACTATTTTCATTATAGATCGTTCCATGAGTGAAAGTTACATTTCCTATTACTAGCCTTTGAAACACGCCATCATACGGGATGCGGCGGCAACCAATCTTGACAAAGCTCTCGTCAATAAAGTTGGTGGCTTGTTGTGCGGCATATGCGATGAGTGCGTTACGGTGATTAAGCATTCTGGGTATGCGGTCTTCATGGTTCCCATCCAATACATGAGTTGGTCGTAACTGCTTAAGGAACGCAATTCCTCCGTCAATGTCGGGGGCAACAGGCTCTGATTCATCCGAAGTTCCAAACGCACCCGACCGAAAAGCGGTGGTATCGCACCAGTCTCCCAAATGCACGACAATAGAAGGCTTCCATTTGTCTCGCATTTCAAGAACGGAAGACACAGCAGTTGGATCTGCATATTTTCCGTGACTACAC